TTAATATTCATTGTATTAGATGTCTCTTTTATAAATTCCTCTATCAAAAATCGATCCTTATTTAAATAATTAGTTATATCAATCTCAAAATGATAATCTGTCCCATACATCGGAAAATTATGCTTACCACCCATATCTTCCATAAAAATTTCCCTTAAATTATAAACCTTTGAACCATAAATATTATTTAAAATATTATAAATAATTGTTCTTTTACCAGAACCAGACGGACCATAGATGAGTATATTATTTGATAAATCATATTTATTATATATATCTATCTTATTTTTATGAACAATAAAATCATTAAAATTATGTGGAAAATATTTTTCTATATACATTAAATATTATTATCAATATTGTTAATAATATTATTAATATATTTATATATAGTTTTACTCAATATTATTCAAATAATGCTAAAAGCTTCTCTATAAACATTAATTGATATTTATTTTCTTTCATTTCAACTATATGTGTCTGATTCTCCATAAAATCAGTTGCACAATTAATATATTTATCAAATTGATTAACTCGTAAAAACGACTTTATTAAACTATCTAAATATATTTGAGCCGTTTTTATACATTTCTCATCTGTTTCCCATCCATTTTTTGTATAAATTTGTAATCCCTTTTTACCATATAACTGAATACATTTATTCTTTGAATCATTTAAAAAATAATCCTTAAATAATAATATTTCACTCTTTATATTTCTACTCTCTAATACCGATTTTATCTTATCTTCTCCATAAACTTTAATAAAATCTACCGGTCCAAAATAAATATTAGAAGATGTAACAACTAATCCCTCATTACTATTTTTATTATTAATCATAACTGTTAAATCTGAAAGAGATTTAACAATACTATTCATCTTATTCTCTATATTCAATATTCTATTATCATAAATACTCATCTTATTCTCTATAATCTCCAATATCTTTAATTCTAAATTTTCTAATTTTTTACTCATTAGATAAATTAATCTTTAATATATCAATTTATCTTTATATAATTTTTTTTATTAATAATTTTCTTCATTATTTTTTTTGTTGAAATAAATAATTAGTAATTAGATCCATTGGATACCATTTTTTATTTAAATCATCAGGTGAGCAACTAGATATATTAACTAATGATATATTATTATAACTAGTATTCGTTGTAATATTACCATTTTTATCTATCGATGGCATTAAATTATTATAAGAAGATGGATCTGAAACACTCATACATTTACTCCTATCATTAAATAATCTCATTGTATGTGTTCTATAATCATAAAACCACTGCTTTGTTTGATTATCTCCACAATTACCCATAAAAATCCTATCATTATCATCATATACTAAACATTGTGTATTATCAAACATATTTATAATCTGATTATTTTTACTATCTAAATACCACTCTTGATTACTAGCTAAAACATTATCACCTAAAAATGCTTTACTACTTATACCAACATTAGACATCCTATCTAAAACCTTATTAGGATATTTCTCATTCACTAAACTACCCTTAAATGAATATTCACCACCTGGATTACCCTGTAATCCAACTGGACCTCTAGGACCTTCTGGACCCGGAGGACCCTTAATAATCGGAATATTACTAATCCTATCATTTATATCATTAATCTTAGTCTGTAATTCTTTAATATCAACATTTCCTTTATTTGATGAACTATTATTAATAAAACCCTCTACTTCATTCCGTTTCAATATAACATTAAACCATATAACAAATATTATTATTATTAATATTATAATTAATTTATTATTACTTATCATATTTATATATTTAATTGATATTTTATTATATATTAAATTTTTTATCATTATTTCTGAATCAACTCTAAACAAATCTTTTACGCAATATTAACAATTTAATACACATATTTATCATATTATCTACTATTTCATCCAATTCTTTTTCCTGATTATCTACCTCTTTATCCTTATCTTTTTCTTTATCCTTATCTTTTGTTAAAACATTAGAAGGATAATTCTTTAACTTCTCACATACCATATTTAATAATTCTTCCCTCTCATCTATTATATTTGTATTATTATTATTGGCACCGTTATCTAGTTTTTTTCTTAAATTCTTTTTCATTTTATCATTAACCAATAAATCGATATCCATTATTAATATTAAATATTTTCTAATACTAATTATAAAGAATTTATATATATTAAAAAAACGATCATAAAAAATTTGAAAAAATTTAATATAAATAATATCTTTAGACTATCATAAATATTATGAATGATATTACCAAAGATATGAATAATTTAATAATAGATGACAGTAACAAATCTAAAATTAAAAAAATTAAGAAAATAAATAAAAATAATATTGATATTCATAATGAAATATCACAAGATTCAAAAAAAATAGAAACTATTTTAAAGGGAATTACAGGTATAAATATTAATTCAAATAAAAATAAAGAATACATAGATTTAATAAATATGATAGAGAAATTCGAAAATTATCCAGAATTAACATTATTACCAACATCTTCCAATCCAGAACATAAAGAATTTCTAGATTTCTGTAAATTAAAAGCAGAAAAATATAAAGAAGAAATATGTTTTGATATTAATGATATATCATATGATGATTTAAAAGAAAAAGATAGAAAAAGAATCCTAAAAATTAACAAAATTATGCAAAAAATTAATAAATATATTATGAATGATAAATTTAATAAAAATTTTTATTGTTATTTTTTTAAACTGTTATTATCTATAAAAGATTTTATTGATATATATTTTAATCTTTAATAAATAATAAAATTATAAATAAAATTAGTAAAAAATGAATTTAAAAATATATTGTTAATATTATTAATAATATATTTATATTAAATGAACAGAATAATATGTTTAAACAATTATTGTAAAAAGTTAGATAGTATTTATATATCAAATGATAATAATAATAATAAAAACTCATTCTATAAAGAAAATATAAAAAATAAATTATGCATAAATAATATTACAAATACTAGTATTAATAATAATAAGATAAATATGTCACCAGATTTTATTATATCTATATTAATTTTAATAAATTTTTTTACAATTTTAATAACATTATTTTATTATGCTTATAAGTATATAGAAACAAAAGATAGAAAGAAATGGTTTATTGTAGAAGGAAATATAGGAACAGGTAAATCAACATTTCTTAAAAAATTAAGTTATTATACAGACATTGAAATAATTTATGAACCAGTTTCAGAATGGATAAAAATAAAAGATGATGAAGGTAAAAATATCTTAGAATATTTTTATACAGATATGAAAAGATGGTCATATACAATGCAATCAATGGCTTTTAAATCAAGATTAAATTTTTTACAAAAAACTCAAAAAAAAAAATATAGATTTGTAGAAAGATCAATTTGGACAGATAAATATGTTTTTGCACAAAATTGTTATGATACAGGTTTAATGAATAAATTAGAATGGTCTCTATATAATAAATGGTATTCTTGGTTAGTTAAATTATATAATAAATCAGGTAATCAATTAATACCAGATGGTATAATTTATTTAAAAGCTTCTCCTGAAATATCCATTGAAAGAATAAATAAAAGAGGTAGAAATGAAGAAAATACAATAAATAAAGAATATATTCAAAAAATTTCAAATCTTCATGATAAATGGTTACTAAATGAAGATTTAAATATACCTTTATTAATAATAGATTGTGATAAAGATTTTGAACATGATAATGAATTCTTTGATGAAATACTATTTGAATTATATGATTTTATAAAAATCTAAATAAATAAATATCTATAAAAATATTAATTAAAGTATAAATTTATTTATATTAAAAATATAAATAAATATATTATATAGATGTTATCATTAACAGGAATAAGATATTTTATTTTAATAATAGTTTTATTATTATTATATCGGAAATTACAATCAATTTTAGGACCAATATCAAGAGGATTTACAACATTATTAAGTAAATTAGAAGGAATGGGATCAATAGGTATAGTTGTAGGAGTATTTTTATTCTTTTTAGTTTTAGCTTATTTAACTAGATTATTTCCTTCATTTACTTTTATTGTTCCACTATTATTAGCTTTATTCTATTTATTTGTATCATTTGGATATACTGAAAATAATATAATTTATTCAGTATTTAGAGATCAAGGAGTAATAGCAATATTTTGTTCTTTTATAAACTTATTATTACCTAAAATATTACCAAAAGACAATATAGATTATGGTGCATATTGGACAAATTTTGCATTATTTACATCCAGTGTATTTTTTCAAGATGGTATAACAAATTATTTATTATATGGTTTATCCGCATATTTATGGGCTTATGCATTTGAAGTTAGTTTAGATTATAACCAATATTCTATTTATAATAAATACTTTAATCCATATCTTATATTTATTTTAGCTCAATTTATAGGTCTATATAAAATTATTAATTATGTATTTCCTCCAGATTCTGAAAAAAAAATATTAAATTTTATATTTAAATTCATATTAATATTAGGTTTTATAAGTGTAATGACTGTATATATATTTCCAAATGTAAATTTAATAGGTATAGTATTATTTAATTTTATAATAATATTTTTTTGTTTAACATTAGGAATAAATCAAATGTGTGATCTAAGTAATTTACTAAATCCATCTAATTTAAATTTACCAGGAACTATATCAATATTAAATATATTATCTTATATAATTTTATTATTAGGATTCCATTATTTAAGTCAATATTTTTATATAAATATAAATGTAGATGGTGAAGAAGTAAAATATTTTAGATCAAAATATGATCCAAGTTTAAGTAATATAAATCTAATACTAATTTTAACAGCATTTATATTTGTTGCTATTATTGTAAAATCTCCAACAGCGTTTTTAAATATAAATAATAATAAAGAAGCAGAAGGGGTATTTACAGAAATTTTTAAAGATAATATTTTTAGATTCTTAACAATATTATTAATAGGTTTATATATGTTTGGAATGTTTTATACATCTTATTATAAAACAAAAAATTATTAAAACAAAAATTTATTGAATATTATTATTAAATTTAATTAAAAGTTTATCAAGTTTTTCACATTGTTTAATACAAAATTTAGAAGTATCTTTAACAGAATTAATATTATCAATTTTTTTACATTCTTTAATACATGAATTTAAAACATCATGAGTAAAATTAATACAAGAAGTAATATTAGGTGATCGGTTAGTAATATATAATAAAAGTAAATCACATAATTCGGAAGTTTCATAACAATTTCTAAGAGATCTCATTAAATTTTCAGGATTATTAGAATGAGAAATTTGAATAATTTGTGCTTTACATGAATTCTTTAATATATTAGTTTGATCTACTATATTAGATATCAATTCTTCAAAATTTTTATCAGATGACATTTTTTATTATATATTTATATATTTAAATAAAATATTTTTGTTTTTTAATTTATTATTACAAATAAATTAGTCTAAAATAAAAATAAAACTCATAATAATATTTAGATAAATATTATATATACTTAATATACTAAAAATATGCCAACTGGAACATATTATTTACAATTAGAAGCAAGAAATAAAGAAGATAAAGTATTAACAGGAAATCCTCAAATAACATTTTTTACTAATGTTTATAAAAGACATTCAAATTTTTCAAAAGAATTTATAGAGAATTATTTTTCAACAAATTTAAATTTTGGTATGAAAGTATTTTGTATGCCAATAAGAGCTGGAGATTTAATTCATAGAATATATGTAGAATTTGATTTACCAAGTTTAGATTTCTTAAATACAGATCCAAATAATCCAGTTTCATGGATAAATAATGTTGGTAATGCAATTATTAGAGAATATAGTATAGTAATAGGTGATACAGAAATAGATAGACAATATGGTTTATGGTTGGATATTTGGAATGAATTAACAGTTAATGCTGAGAAAAAAGATGCTTATTATAATTTAGTAGGTTATTATGAATTTTTTAATAATTCTTTACAAAAGAATGAAAAAAAAATAGTTGTTTATCTTAATTTTTGGTTTAATACCAATATTGGATTATCTTTACCATTATTAGCAATACAGAATCAAGATATAAAAATATATTTTGAATTAAGACGTTTTGATGAATTAGTAACAAAAAAAATATCTCAGACAACTCAAGCAAGATTAACAAATGCAAGGATATGGATGGAATATATATTTTTAGATAATGATGAAAGAGTAATATTTACAAGAAAAAAAAATACATATTTAATCACACAATTAAAATATTTTAGTGTAAATTGGAATTATGCAAATACAAATATAAGAATACCATTACCTTTTACTCATCCTGTAAAAGAAATAATTTGGACATTACAAATTCCAAGAAATGTTTTTGTAGATGAATTCCATTGGAATAATTTATTTAATTATACAAGTTCTCCAGATCCAACTAATATAAATAGAGCATATGATATAATGTTAGAATCTAATTTTTGGTTTAATGGAACTCAATTATTTGATAATCCAAGACCAGCTAGATTCTTTAGATATATTCAACCATATACTTATCATAAAAATGCACCAATTACAAGATATTATTATATATATTCATTTGCTTTAAAACCTGAAGACTATCAACCATCAGGAACATTAAATATGGGAGCATTAGATAGTAAAGAATTACAAATAATATTTAATTCAACAACTGATAAAGCAGTTTCACC